TGATGCGGCATTCATGGCAGTTCTGCCGCAACGCCTCAATGTGTGAGCGGCTGCTATTCTGCTTGTGGATGGCAAAACTCCAGTTGTTCCCATGCTAGCCCTCCTTCACGAACTCAGCGGGGCCGCCCTCGGCTTGGCCGTCATGGCCGGGCTGGTGCTGGCTGTGGTGGGCTTCTTTCTGATGATTGACAAAGGCCAAGGCGGGCCGTAGGCTTTGGCTCGCTATGAGCACGACACCCGACACACCCACCCTCCGCCTCGGCAGTAAAGGCCCGGCAGTACTCCGCCTTCAAAACCTTCTGTTTGATCGCCAATGGCTAAGGTGTAAGCCAGACGGGGATTTTGGGCCAATTACGGAATCCGCTGTTCGCGCTTACCAATTCAACAAAGACATTGTTATTGATGGCGTAGTAGGCCCAGCCACCTGGGCCGCCCTCCAGCCGCCAGCCAAGGCTGTGCCGCCTGCCGCAAAGCCTGCCACAGGCCCTAGCTTCGCTGACTGGCTGGTGACTATCGCTAAGCGTGACGTGGGCAAGGTAGAGACACCCCGCAACAACCAGGGCGCGTGGATCAAGCGATTTTGGCCTTCCACCTCCTACCCAGACGGCTACAGCAACAGAGAGCCCTACTGCGCGGCAGCCATGGCCTTTTGGCTGGACATGGTAGGCGACGAGCTAGCCAAGGCTGGCCTGCTGGAGAGCCTGACCAGCATGACCGCCGAGCAGTTTGAGAAATGGCGCTGTAAGTCCGCCGGAGCTTGGGCTTGGCAGGCTTGGGCCAAGAAGGCCAAGGGCGTAACCGTCCTGCCCGACTCCGCCACACCACAGAAAGGCGACATTGTAGTTTTCGACTTCTCCCACATCGGCCTAGTCACTGGCCAGCCCGCTAAGGGCCGCATTGCCACGATTGAGGCCAACACAGGCCCGGCTGGCGAGCGGGACGGTGATGGCTGTTGGGAGAAAAACCGCCCGCAGGAAGTGGCTCGTTGTTTCCTTCGCTTCAACTTCGCATGACCGAGGAGCGCGTAGCTTTTGAACTGCACCGGCAAGTCGCCAAAGCCGCCCATGGGAAAGATCACCACCACGTCACTACCGTTCTTACCCGCGCCATGTGGCAAGTATTCCTGCGCGGCATCGGCTTACCCGACCATGAAGAACCAAACGCAGAAACGCTTTTCTCCAAGGCTCGCCGTGTGGCGGGCTCTCACACTGTTGTCTTGGATGTGCCGGGCATGTGGGCAGTGTCACGTTTAAAAACCTTATGATTTCAAGCCTCAACCCAAATTCGACAACCCCAAAAGGCGAGCAATACGCCATTGCATGGGACGCTTTAAACAATGGTGACAACGCACGGGATGCTTACACGCCGGAGCAAAGAGCGCACGCTAAATGCTGGCTAACATACCGTGCCACAGACGGCGAGATTACAGCCAAGGACTGGCTGGAGAAAATCTTTCCTATCGACACCGGCAGCATCGAAAGCCAAGGCATGGCCGTTCGTTGGCGGTACTCACTCATCACCGCCGAAGTCTATTTGTGCATCCTCCACAATAACGATGATTGGAAGAATCTAGCCGAAGTCATCCTAGACTCACTTGCAGGCGACGACCTCACCACTCATCCAGGCATCGCAACAAATGTGCTGCGTGTCATGGCCCTCTACAGCTACGCCTTGTACCTGGACAACGACCCAAGTTTTGCAAGCGTTGCCAGAAACTCAATTCAGGCATGGCGGTCAATGTGGGCCAACGTCAATCCTGAGGAGCGTCCCTTGCGCTTTGCCGAAGTAGCGGCAGATGCAGTGCCGCTCTATGTCATGGCCCGTCTTTTGACCCTCGACAAGCCCTTAGAGCCATGGGCCGACACGCTGGTGAATGCCCAAGCCTCAACGCCTTGGGGTAGGTGCCTAATTGAACTTGGCATCCATCCACGCCGCCTTTGGTCAGCCAAGCCCGCCAGTCCGGCAGGCAGCAAGGTCAGCCTCTATAAGCAGCTTCATGCTTCACAGAAGTATGGCACAGGCAGCATGTCCGAAGGCTTCAAGAAAAAGCTACTTGGCCTCCTGCCGCCAATCAAAGACGGTAGTCCAGTCATTGACTTTGGATGCGGGCAGTCGCAAGACGCGAAAAAGCTATGGCCTCAAGGCAAAGTCACACGCTACGACCCCGCTATTCCCGGCATCGACAAACTTCCCGAAATGGAGCACTCCGCAGGCTTGTGTTTTGAGGTAATGGAGCACATTCCAGAAGAAGAGGTTACGGATCTTCTCAACCAAATGAAAATTCTGGCTCCAGTATGGGCTATCACTGTCCACACCGGCCCGGCTGCCCAAAAACTGGCAACAGGCGAGAACGCACATTGCACACAGCGGCCCGTAGAGTGGTGGATGGGGAAATTCCGCGAAGTGTTCGTCGGCAAGGAGCTTCAATGCTCGCCCATCAATGATCAAAGGTTTTTGCTCATCATCACATGAACCTGCCCCCCGTCATAGGCATCACTGTCTGCAACAAACCCTACGAGGCCTTGGCCCACCAAGCGGCGGCCAGTTTCAGAAAATACACCGGAGCGCCTGCCATCATCCTCACTACCGACGACCCGGCTAGCTATGATTGGAAATACGCCTTACCCGAGATCGCGGGGGATCGCGTATTTTGTTTCTTTGACGCAGATACCCTTGTTATCAAGCCTCTTGACCTCGCCCCCTTCCGCAACATTGCAGGCGTGGCCGCCATCCGAGACGCCTCCAGGCAGGCCCTGGACTCGTTCTGCCTGCCAGACGCCCTAGCCCTGGACTTCCCGCCTGAGAATTACTGCAACACAGGCTTTTTCTTCGCCAACGCCCGCCAGCCAGCCGTGAGGGCCGCCTTTGACTTGGCCCGGCGGCTCATGGGCGAGCACAGGGCGGGCATTGGGCCAGTCTTGAAGGACGTGACCGAACAGAGCCTACTCAATGCCGCTTGGCACAGGGCTGGCGTGGACATGATGTACTTGCCGGATGGTCTAAATTTCTGGCCCCATGCCTGCCATCGTGGCTGGCTGGATTGGCAGGGCGGTATCAAGGTGCTTCATGCCGCCGGAGTGCCCTTGGCCGAGAAGGCCGCCTTTCTGGAGAAGCACCGCGCAGTTTTCGAGGCATGACCTCACACCCGAGCTTGGCCGGTATTGCTGAGCGCAATTCAACATCACTACCTATGATCCCAAATCAAAACTTCGGGCAAGCAATCGAAGCCCTCAAAGAGGGCAAAATCGTCAGTCGTGCAGGCTGGAACGGCAAAGGGCTGTTCGTGTTCAGGCAGGTGCCTTCATCGGTGCCCGCTGAGATTATTCCAAAAATGACCAGCCTCCCGCAGGCGGTGAAAGACAGGCTTGGTAGAACTGGCCTTCCGATCACCTACCAGAATCAGTTCTGCATCGTGTATCCTGACAACTCGCTCCATGGCTGGCAGCCTTCCGGCTCCGACTCCCTCGCGACTGATTGGGAAATCCACGGAGAACATGTCGTGGCTGGCGAAACGGTAGGCACAGCCACGCCGCTGTAAGCCCCAAGCCCGCCCGGCCAACGCCAGGCGGGCTTTTTCTTGCCAAAACTTCCTCTTGCCAGTTTCTTAACTACACACAATACTAGAACCAATATGTCCGACACCACGACAGCGCCTTTTGATCCTGCCTCACTTTTGTATGGCAGCCTAGATAAGTCCCCGGAAACGTTTGCCGCCAGTTTCTCCGCCGGGGCCGCTAAGCCCGCGCCCGTGAATGCCGCCCTTATGGCCGACCCGGACGAGGCAGGCGGCCAAGATCCTGCCAACCCTGTGCCAGCCACTGACCCAGGAGCCTACGAACTTCAGCCAGACTCGGCTGTGACTGCCCCCGAAGAGGCCGCCCCAGCCCCATCCGCCGAGGCCGAGGCGGGCCAGCCTGCCCAAGCCGCCGAGCCGGTTGACTTGGCTCCTGTCTTTACGCAAGCCCTCGAAGATTATAACGCCGCCGCCCAAGCAGCCCAAGAGGCCGCGCAGACGTTAGCCGATCTCCAGAACAACGCCGAGGGCATCGCTGAGTTTACGCCTGAGATGGCCGACGCCATGGAGGCCAAGATGAAGGCCCAAGCAGCCGCCGAAAAAGCCTTTGAGGAAATCGGCGATGACTCCCTTGAACTGGCAATGAGCCAGTACCCAGAACTGCGCGACGACAACCATCCCGCCACCTTGGCTGTGAAAAGCCTGCTTGCCGTCAATCCCGAGTTCGCCAGCACTTCCCCAACCGCCGTGGCCGAGTACGCCGCCAACTTGGCCGCCCAGATGCGCGCCAACGCCCCAAAATCTCCCACCGTGCCAGTCAGCCAGCCTCAGCCCGCCCCTGGCCCCGTGCCAGCCAAGGCCCCGGCAGCCCCGGCCTCGTCCAGCGTAGCTATGGCCCAGCGCCCCGCGCCCGGCCAGCCAGCCACGCCTGACATTGTGGCCCAGACAATGGCGGCTGCCAAGGGCGGGAGCCTAGCGGATATTTTCGGCGCTGTTCTTGGCGCTGGCAGTAACGCGATACGAATGTCTTAGAGATAGCGGTTCCCGCAAGGGGCCGACGCCTGTGTGGCGTGACGACAGATTAACAGGGTCCATGAAGCCCTGCGGATCAATCTGTTCAAAAATCACCACCACACTACTCTAATGGCCTCATACGAAGAAATTAACGCGCAGACAGTCGCTGAGCTTGTTGCGCAGTCCCCCACCTACGCCCGCCAGATTCTCTGGGTGTCGAGCATTGCTTTCGACAACGAGCGTTACAACCCGTTCTCCGAACTCATGGGCGGCCTTGGCTCTGTCAAGCCTGTCAAAGAAGTGCTCGACACCTCCAAAGTACGCGGCAACACCATCGTGTTCAGCTCCGAAGCTGGCCTCGGCGGCAAAGGCGTCCAGGGTAACACCAACCTTGTTGGTGCGGAAGAAGTGCGCAAGTACAGCCAGTTTACGCTGACTATCGGCCTGCACCGTCACGCCGTCGCTGAAACCGTCACGACCAAAGACCTGACGTTCATCGGCACCACGTTTGACCAATCGGCCCGCCGTGGCCTCAACGAATGGGTGCAGCGCCTTAAGTGCGACTGTATCGAAGCCGTCATGCTTGGCAGCCTTGAGACGTACAACACGCTCTATGCTGGCAACAAGGCGAGCATCAACGCCCTTACCTCTACTGATGTCGTCACCAAAGCCACGATCTCCCAAGCGAAGATCATGGCAAACGGCATCAAAATGCAGGAAATCGAGATTGCCCGTGGCCCCAACGGCCAGCGCATTCTGAAGTACTTCTTTCAGGGCAATGACTACCTGTTCCAGGGCCTCCGCGAAAACTCGACTTGGGAAAGCCTGCTCGCCACCGCTGGCACACGCGGCCCCACCAACTACCTCTTCGCAGGCAACCTGCCAGAGTATGATGGCATCATGCTCAACAACTGGGCTGTCTCCAACACCGCCGCCGATGCTGCCCAGGGTGCGTTCTGCGCTCCCCGCGCTTACCTCGGCGAAGCCATCCCAGCCAAAGGCACCTCCACGGCGCTTACCGTCCTCAAAGGCGGCGGCTTTAACGGCTCCACGGTGCTTACGACCAACGCCATTGCGAAGACAGCTAACGACTACTTCCGCTACTGGCCCGGCGCTCCGTTCACGGCGTTTGAGCAGACTTTCATCGCCGCCACGGTCACTGACAAGTACCTCATGGTGATCAATGGTTCTGGCGCGGATGCTGGCAAATACAGCTTTTTCCACTACACGACCTCCGACGGTTTCACCCTCGGCGATGTGGGCGGAAGCGACCTGACCCGCCTTGGCTCCACAGCCTCCGGCGACTATGAAACCACGCTCACTGGCTCCACCATCACTTGGGGCACTGCTCCTTGGACGAGTGGCTACCTCACTGAGGGCGTCATCCCCGTGGGCTCGCTGATGATCCCAGTCAACAGCAAGGGCCAGCCATACGTCTGCGGCTACTTCCTCGGCAACAACGCCGTGTATTGCGGCTACGGCACGGTCAACGGCAAGGCCTCAACCGCCATGGGCCAGCGTGTCACCCAGGAGAACGACTACACCAACCGTTTCGGTATCGGTGTCCAGATGGTCTGGGGTGCCACCGCCTACAAAAACGCAGCCCTCATCAAAAACGGCTACATCGTCGTTTACGGTGCCTGGAACGCCCCCGGTATGCCGGAGGTGAGCTAACGGTCACGCCTTGGGGCCGCCTAGCCCACCCGCCGGGCGGCCCTTTTGGCAAACTCAACGCAACCCTCTAGCTACCTACTCTAATGCTCCAGATTACTCCAATTCCAACGAATCCGGCGGACCTGCCAGCCCTTCTCGGGGCCAGCCTGTCCACCAACCACCGCGTTTTTGTTTACGACTCATCCAAGCCATCCGGCGATCCTCGGATCTGTGCCGACATGACCTTGGCTGAGTTTTTCAGCGGCGTGAATGCCCTCGTCAACGCGGGCACGATCAGCGGCCCGCGCTCCGATGTTGTGGAAACCGTCACGGCAACCGTTGGCGGCGCTGCAATCGCGGCAGCCTCCAGCCATGTCACTGTCACCAGCTCCAACGCTGATCACATCGTCATCTTGCCCGCCCCCGTGGTAGGCAAACAGCTTGTGATCAACGTCGCCGCAACTGGCTTCGAGCTTCGCAGCTCCACGCCCGCCAGTATCGCCATCAACGGCGGCACAGGCGCTAGCGCAGAGTCCGCCATCGCCGCCAACTCCACATGCTACCTCACATGCGTCTCCTCGACTGCATGGAAAGGCTGGTTCATGGATGCCGACGGCGACCTTGCCAAGATTGAAGCCGC